ATGCCCTACTTCACCAGTGAGCAGCATCCCGCTGCGTACGGAGTGGCAATTGGGCTAGTGACGGGCGCGGCGTTCGTAGCGCGCCTCATCGCGCAGAAGCGATTGACCGACGATAAGAAGTGAACAAGTTCAAACGCGCTACGGGGTGGATGCTGGTTTGCACCGCCCTCGTAGGCGGCTTTGAGGGCCTGTACTGCACAGCGTATCCCGACAAGCTCGCACACGGTCTGCCGACTGTCTGCTACGGCGAGACCGAAGGCGTCCACCTAGGAGACACATACACCCCTGAGCAATGCGCTGACATGCTCGCGGCGAAGCTCCCTCGCTATTACAGCGAGCTGCAGAGCTGCATCCCCGGCGTAACCCTCTCGGACAACGAGAAGGCGGCGTACACGAGCTTCGCGTACAACGTCGGCTCAGGCGCATTCTGTCACGGCTCGGTCTCCGCGCGGCTTCGCAAGGGCGACCACAAGGGCGCGTGTAACGCCATGCTCGCCTACGACATGGCAAGCGGAAAGCACATTCCAGGTCTGCTGCGTCGGCGGCGTGCTGAGCGAGACCTCTGCCTTAAGCCATGAGGCTATAGCCTTTATATTCGAATTAGGATTTAGACCATGGCCTTACTCTCGTATCTATTGTCCCATTGGGCTCTCGTTGTCGGCGTGCTGCTACTCGCGGCGGCGCTCAGCGTGGGCGCGTGGGCCCTCAAGAACCTAAAGCTCCTCGCGGCGGCTGCTGCGATCCTGTGTGTTGGCTTCGCCTATCAGGCGGTTGACATGGAGGGCTACAAGCGCCGCATCAACGAAGAGCACATTGCCGAAGTCAAGGTCCTAAAGGACCGGCTCGACGTGCTCGCTGCCGTGACTAAGGCTGCTAACGACCGCTACGTCGCAGACGAACAAGAACTAGCAACCCTGAAAGATCAAGCCCGTGAAACGCCTGCGAACAGCAGCGCCTGTCTTCCTCTTGATGCTGCTCGCCGCGTGCGGGCCATCAGATCAGGCAAGCCGCAAAAGCCCCGGTGAGCTTCCCTATCCACCGGCTGACATACAGACGTGCTTCCGTGACACGGCGAACCTGCCTGACAAGGCGCTGACCGTAGCTGAAGTAGAAGCACTCTGGAAGATTGATCGCATACGTCTGGTCGCTGCTCAACGCTGCGGAGCCCGTCTGGCTGCGTGGTACGAAGACCTACGAGAGCACTGGCAATGACAACCGATCACGTAACCACGACAGGCGCTGTGGCTTACATCACCACATCCCCGGTCTGGCTCCCTGAGCTGAACCCGTATCTGCAGACGATCCTAATGGGTCTCTCTATCATCTGGATCACGATGCAGATTTACTACAAGGCCCGAAAAGGTAAATGACACTCGACCTCTCGAAACTCTCAGACGCCGTCAACAAGGTTGCTGGCCTAGCCAATCAGGCGGCCAAGCACAAGGAGGCGGCGGATACAGCCCAAGCGACTGCGGCCACGCACAAGGCCGCGCACGACGCTATTGTAGCTGAACTGCAGGCGGCTCAGACTTCTGTAGACGCCCTAACCGCGTCTCTGCTGGCGGCCACCACGTCTCCTGCGGAGGCTGTTGGTGTCGCGGCTGTCGCGGCTGCTCTAGCTGCGGCTCCTGTGGCTGCTCCTGTGGCCCCCGTGGCCCCTGTGGCCCTCCCGCCTCTTCCCGATCCTGTGGCTCACGCGGCCCCAGCGCACGGCATCTTGGATGCTATCAGGGGCGTGCTGCACACAGCCGTCGTTGAGGTGTCTCCTAGTCCAGCACCAGCCCCCGCTCCCACAGTGGCTCCTGCGGCCCAGGTAGGCCCCGGCCAGCAAACGGCTGCTCACAAGCTTCCGCCGTCGATGGCTGAGATTGCTGCGGCCATCTCTGCCGCGCACGCCAACAAGCCTAAGTAAGCTCATGGCCAGCACAAAGAAGACCGGCAGCTTCCACGGCAAGTCCAACAAGCTTGGGCACGGTGGACGCGCGGCTCAACTCAGGGCTCAGGGTGTCCCCGGTGCCGTCATCGGCGCAATCGCGCGCCGTAAAGGCGCAGCCCCCGGCCAGAAGAACTACCACGGCAAATAAGGAACCTAGATGAAACTCACCGTCACGCAAATACTCAACGTCGTGATCTTCGCCCTCGGCACTCTCGCCATGGGCTCGTTCTGGCAGGGTCTCGTGCAGCCGCATGTCGCAGTGGCGATCAGCGGTGGCCTCGTGTACCTCGCGAACGTCCTGATCTACCTTGAGACCAGCAAGGACAATACGCCCGCTCCGACAGCGGCGAAGTAAAATTAAAACCGATAGACAATGGTTGCCCTAGGGCTCCCAAAGTCTATCGGTTTTTTTTTCGTCTTCTTATTGCGCCCCCGCGCTGGTCCCCCGAGAGATGCTACTTCATAAAGATTGCTGACAGGGCGATCAGAATGCAGAGGGCCCAAATGGCTCCGAATACTCCATACATCAGACGCCCACCATAACGTCGATAAATTCCAAGTGTGCCATGATCATTCGCCTGCAATAGATGTAGGGAAGCAGGATACATGTCTCCAGTAGTTCTACGTCCATCGTCCTCACCTAACCTGTGCTTGAGTTTTGGAAGAGGCTGTGCCGTAACACATGATGACCAGATTGCAACCATTTTTTTCCTGTGATATTTATCACAGCGTCGCGCTGCTGTTCTTCCCAAGCAGAGCGATGGTCCCGGCCCGCCAGTTACACATCCTCAGGACGATGACGGAAGGCAGGCCGGGGCCCCAACTAGAAGCGGAAGCTCTTCATGTACGCGTCGAAGGACGCGCCATCGTTGCGGTGGCGATAGGCCCACCGTCCGATTGCATACAGACCCACGATAGCTAGGACGTGCTCAGCCCATGAAAACATGGTGCCCACGGCTGGTAAGTTCGTCGTCAATCCGGTCGAACACAAACTCCATCGGCCACACCGCTAGCGATGACCAGAAAATGATCGCCGTCCTCATGAGAAACAGGCTACCTGTTGGCATCAAGAACATAAGCACTCCATTGTTGCGCCATCGCGTCTGCGATGCCTTGGTACGTGATTGCCCGCTTGGCCCAGCGGTCGGGGCTCGGGCCCATCAGGTGGACCGCCTGCTTGTAGGGTGGCGGCATGATGTCTGTGGGCACTAGGGGCGGCAGCTCGCGCAGCCAGAGGCACGTGGCCTTCTGCTCAGCGTGACCAAACTGCCAAGGTTGAATGATTTGCGTGGGCTTTGTGCCGATGATCTTCTTGGCGTAGCCCAGCATGATTGGGTTCTCGACGGCGACGTGATGCACAGGTGCGTGCCACAGAGCCTTGAAGAACAGCGCACCATTGCGCATCAAGCGCCAGCGTTCGGGGTCCTCCCCGTTATCTTTCTTCTGGCCTATGTATAGGTGCTTGGCGCTTGAGTTGGCGAGGTACGTGCATGGTGGATGAAATATCGCGAGGTCCCATCCCCTGTCGAGGACGGTGAGAACGTCTGCCTGATAATGATACGGGCTGTCCGAAGGCAGTAGATCACAGGACCATGCGTCGTGACCTAGCCTTCGGAACGCCGTGCTCACTCGCCCGCTGAACTCGCAGCCGACGAGGACCCGCAGAACGCGGGTTGAAATGGTTTAGTGCATCTTGTGTGGTTTGGTCTGGTCAGCGAACCGCTCTAGGCACGCGTAGATATATTCAATCGTCAGTAGGATGTCGTTGAAGGGTGTATTGAACTCCTCCGCGTAGTCCTCAATGAACTTCGCTATCGTCGCTGCCATGTCGTAGTCGATTTGGGCTGGCGGCTGGACGGTCACAGCTCGCGCGAGTTCTTGCCACGAATGAAGCCACCCTTCTTCGTCGGCTCAGCCTTGGGGGCCACAGGGGCCACCGCGCTCGGCTGGAAGCGTCCGATCAGCAGCTCCTCGATCCTCAGCAGCGCGTCGAGGATTTGCTGCTCGTTGGTGCGCACGTGCCCAGCGACGTGCAGGCGCTGGCGGCCTCCGAGAGAAGCGGAGATAGGGTCGATAAGAGAAATGCGTGGTGGTGCTGCGTCTGTGCTCATAATAGGTCCTTGTACCAATAGATCGTGTTGTTGAAACCCCACGGCTCCGCAGGTTGATAGATGCGGTAGCCGCAGGCGATTAGGTTGTTTGCTGACGAGGGGTTCTCAGTGGTGTCCGACACAAGCGTGCTAAAGCCTCGCTGTCGCGCCAGCACTTCGCGCACACGTACGAAACGGCGCTGTAGTCCTTGACCTCGGTGTGGCACGAGCACTCCGGCTCGCTTGAGATAACCGATGGTAGGGGAGCCGTACGACGGCGTGAGACCACAGAACCCAGCGATGTCGCGGCTGTAGTCAGCAGCATAAGCAAGCCACCACCAGCCCTTATCCAACGCGCGCCGGTCGATTTGTGGTGCTTCGTCTCCGAAGGTCTCGTCGTGTAGCTCTCTTAGTAGTGCGACAATATCCTCGTCCTCGCTGTCAACGCGCTTGATCCGATAGACCAATGACGGTCTCCCCGCGACCAAGGTCGTCCTCGGTGGCATCGCGCCAGTAGCAGACCCACCCGCCAAAGCTTTTGACGGGAGCCCATGTGCAGTACTCCACCTGAAGCACGAGCACTGGTGGTGCGCGCTTGCTGAAGCAGTCGTTGAGTTTGTGCAGGGGAACGCGGCGATATCGCCTGCGCCCCGTCAGCTCACCCTCGCCTATCACGCGTCCACTCCACCAGCAGGCCGATCAGGCAGATGGCTGATAACAAGACCAGCGCTATAAAGTCGTCGTGAGACATCATGTGTGCATCACCGCGTGTCCCAGCGCGTGGATCAGGTCGTACACCTGCCCCAGCGTCAGCTCGATCACGTCGGCCCTCTGTTGGTTGTTCTCTTGTCGGATAAGCAGGGTCTCGTCCCTGCGCGCCTTGAAGCGTCGTGCCCACCATACCTGGACCTCAGGGACACCAGCGAGCACGCGGCCCGCTGGGTCTCTCTGTGTCTTGTCGTACGGTACGATGTACGTGGTCCCGTTGGCGTCTCGGCTAGCCCTGCAGGCCATATTTGACACCGTTGGCTTCCTGCTTCTCAGCGTGCTCGATCAGCAGGTTGATGTGGTGCGCGGCCTTGCGGAGGTCCTTGATGCCACCCTTGTCCTTCCAGCGGGTCACGTACTTGACGACGTTGCCTTCGGAGAACCCAAGCCCATTGGCCCAAACGTACTCGATGGGCTGGATGGCGCACTTCGTGTAGTGGTCGCCTCCTACCTGCGTGCCTAGCACTGTCTGAGGAGCGGCAATCTCACGCCAGCTTTCCTCAAAGGCGGAGGGCTTAGCTGGCATCATCATCGACGCCTCGGCGTACGTAGTTACGTCCCAATCACCTATCGACATCTATTTCCTTCGTCCATTTCCAGAGATTGCGTACGTGAATGACGAGCATCATCGTGTTGACCGGCACGAGGCCCCACAGGTGCCCCTTGATCAAGATCAGCCACCAAGGCACCTGTGCGGCGATGCCGATCACAGGGCCCAAGCGGCTCTTGTTGCCGTATATCCACGAGGACGCGATGGTCAGTCCTGAGGCTGCGAGTTGGATGGCGGTGTCCAGAGTATCGGCTCCTTCCTTTCGTTGTCCCAATCTGAGTAGCGCAGGATACGCGCGAGGCGTGCCTGCACGAGGGCATCGGCTTCGGTGAGGCCGTACTTGACGAACGTAGCGACGACTGCGGGCCACAGGGGAGACACGTGGGCCACTTTGCCGCCGTCCTCCCGCACCGTGCAGTCGTTCAGCACCTTCTCAGCCTTGACCGGCCCAACCTTGGGGCACCCTTTGTATCCATCGCTCGTGTCACCAACTAGTGTTTGGTACATGTGCATGTAGTCCGCAGCGGCATCGGTGATGACGTGGAGGTCCTTCCCGTCCCACACGGTGGTCGGGATGGTCTTCATGTCCTTATCTTGGCTGACGATGATACGTTGTCGCTTGCTCGGCATCGTGGCGAGGATGCCCATCACGTCGTCCGCTTCTAAACCTTGAACAGCACGTACGTTGTAGGAGCCCTCGACACGCTCGCGGAGCGCCATGTAGCACATAGGCTTACGCGAGGCTGAGCGGTTGTTCTTGTAGGTCGGGTCGATGCTCGTGCGGAAGTTAGGTTTCTGCGAGAAGCACAGCCAGTGAGCGTCCGTATCGAACCGCTCAAAGATGCGTCTGACCATGGCCTTCAGGTTGTCCCATGCCTGCGCCTCGTTGGCGTAGAGGACGTGGTTGTCGTCGTCCCACTTGATTTCCCGCTCTAGTGCTGCCGTCGCCCTGAAGATGAACTCGTCGCCGTCGATCAATAAAAGCTTGTTCATAACTCCTCGTTCAGACGTTGCAGCTCGTACCTAATGTCGTCCAAGCGGGACGCGCAGGACCAAAGGCCCCACACGCCCGCGATGGAAAACGCGATTGCCCAATAGGACATTATTCGATGTTGATGACGGGAGAGCCGGTGAGCGGAGTGATTGGCTCAAGGAAGGCGTCGGCGTTGGCTTCAGCGTCAGCGTCGAGGCCGTCGTTAATGGCATCCCCGTAGCCGTCTGCCGCACCCTCCGAGTAGCCAAGGTCGTAGCCATGCATGTGGCCCGCGTCGTAGCCGTCTTCGAAGATGTCCAAGCCGTCGTCCTCGGCTTCGAAGAAGCCATCGAGGTGGCCTGCGTCGTACGCGGCATTCATGGCCTTCTCAAAGTTGACGTAGAGCACGCGGATCACGTTGACGGCCTCGGGGCCCATGGCAGTCTCGATGGCAAACCTCAGCGCGTCGAGATTGATTTCAGCGAATTGCATTAGGTGTCCTTTCTAAGAGACAAGGTATTTGTCCCACGTTCTTTCTTTTCGTGGGCGTTTAGCCCCACGCACATCGAGCTTGACATCGTTCTCTGGAAGAACATCAGCTGGAATTTCCCATTGGCGGCCATCTTCAGCCACCACGAACAGGTAGTCATATTTGGGAGGTCCTGCGGTCTTCTTACGTCCGCCTGACCACCCGTACGTGCGACAGTGAAGTTGTTGGTAGTGACGGTCGTAACTAGTCCACGATGTGAACTTTACTTGCACTTTGTGCAGTGCGCCGTCTTTACGCTCTACTATAAGGTCGTTCTCTAGAGGCACTGCTGGCCAGTAGACAGCCAAGCCTTTCCCCATGTAGTACGCCGCTGCGATATGCTCTGCAGCAGCGCCCTTGAACATGTTCTGTCTCAGTGTGTGTCAGCCCAACTGGTGCCGACAACGTATTCGCTGTCGAGCGGGACGCGGAAGCCGTAAGTCTCTCCTGCCTTTCGCGCACAGCGTACGATTATTTCGCCAATCTCGTCGGCTATCTCACGCTTGCAGCACACCTGGTTCTCGTCATGCACGTTTAGGACGAAGCAGAAGTCACCATCCCAACCTAGCTTGAACTTCGCACAACACTCCTCGAAAGCGTCAGCGAGCCAACGCTTGCATAAGATGGCACCAGCAGACTGGATCATGAAGTTCAACGCACTGTGTTCAGAGCGAACAGGTATGATGCGCTTGTCTAGACCAATGACGCGATTACGTCGCTCGACTTGCGCAGAGATCAATTTCAGGAGCTTGTCGTAACCTTCGATACGCGTCCTAAAGGCATTTCGAACTGTCCGTCCAACTTCTCGTACATTCCTTTCGCTCGGGCTGTCCTTGCTGCCAAAGAACTGCCGGTAAAGAGCCTCACCGGCCTCGCCAGCATTTCTTTTAGCGTTGAGGACGCACTCAAGGATAATCGAGCCGACTTGAAGGTCACCAGCGCCGTAGATGTACGCATAAATAAACCTCTTGCTGCCGTCCTCACGGACGATGGTGTGTAGTTGGTTGTGCTTGTCACGCTCTGGGTCCTTGGTGAGACCCATGGCTATCGCGTGCGTCCAGTGAACGTCGCCGTTCAGAACGAACTCTTCGTACTTGCCACCGTCGAGAGGCTTGAGATAGTGCGCGAGGCCCCTAAGCTCCAAGCCCGACATGTCAGCGCCGAGAGCGACCCAACCATTGGGCATCGCGGGTCCTGCCATGAATAGGCGTCGGAAGTCAGCACCGTACGGCTTCTTGGCCGAAGGGACTTGGCCTAGGTTCGGAAACATGTGAGCCGCGCGGGACGTGATGGTCCCCATCGGATTGATGACGCCGTGGATGCGCCCATCATCCTTCACGGCCCCCATGTAGGCTTGCTTGCCCGAGTAGAGCTGCGACAGTCGCTTCTCGACCATCATGTACTCGCCTAGACCGTCCATCTCGGGATAGATGGCGACGATGGACGCGATGGTTTCTTCGTCCAGTTCGGGCTTCCCGCCGTCAGTAAATTTCGACGGCTTCCATCCTCGCTCTAGTAGCTTGCGCGCAATGTGATCCCGGCTACCTGGATTGAACTCCACGAGCTTGATCTTCGTGCAGCTCTGGCCAGCCACGTACCCGAGTTTCTTGTTGTCCCTCTTAGGAGTGAAGATAGCCTTGGTGGGATCAGGCGAAGTGGGCTGGTACCAAAAGCCAAACTGCGCCTTGAGCTGCTTCTCTAGAACGTCACGCTTCTCCACAAGGCGGGCCTGCAGCTCCCCCGCCGCCTTGAGGTCGAAAGGGACGCCGCACTCCTCAATAGCATCACACACGCGTTGCACACGGTGCTCAAGCGCGATGGCGTCCTGCGAGTACTGGTTGGGCTTCATGTGTCGCAGGAGCGCGAGGTTCAAGCGGCAATCCTGCCGCATGTACTCGTGCATCTCTTCGTTCCATGAGCCCCACACGTACTCTATGATCGCCCTTTCGTCGGTGAGCCCCTGCGCGATAGCTTGCGCGCGGCGTACCTCAGCATAGTCACCCTTGTGCAGGCCCAGCCTGTAACCCCACGCGGCCATCGAGTGCCGCCCTTGGAGCTTCGGTGGAAGGCGGCCCGTCTGCACGAGCCCTAGGTCCGTGGACTTCAGGTTCGGATAGATCAGGCGGGACATGATCAGCGTGTCTCTGACGCATTGGCCAGCCTTGGGCTGGAAGCCAA